CAACCGCAACAGCGCAAGCAACAGTAGCACCAACCATAGGATTATTTCCCATGCCGATAATATAAATTTTACCATATCCCATTTTATCTTATAATATCTCACAAACCTCGTATCTACGTTGTTTAAAGGCATGGGCGATAACTATTTACATCTATTTATATCTTACGATATTTAATCATATTCACAAAAATTTTGGGCAAATTTTGGGCAACTCACCATTGAAAATCTTATCTTGACACATTATCGTATTTGTGTTATAATATTCCAAAGAAGGTGGGGTGATTTTATGAAGCATAAGAGAGACAAACTTCTCCCTGATTTGATCGTAGACTCTAATATAGAGTATATAAAAAGTCTCAACGGTATCGCAACCGATGCAGATATCATCAAACTTGTAACCAAAAAAGTAACACCAAAACTCTTGCAACAAGGAATGGGTTTTGAAGAAATAAAAAAAAGAACTTGAAAATTATCTCCTCACCACTTCAACTAGTAACCAAATGTTTTTACTGCTTTGCGTAAACAATTGGTATTACTCAGGTAGACAAGTATATCGTTTTGATGATGCCTTATCTGAAATCCTCAGCGATCAAACCAAAGATGACATGGAAATTGATGCCACTGTTATTGAACAACTTCCTTGCAACAATTTTTATATAGCAAGAAAGTTTAAAGACAGCGAAGGGTTCTTCGCCACAGTCAAGCTTGAGAACAATCAATATGAGCTAATATTTTCCGAGGTCGATAAAGCCGAAAAAATTAATTCCATGTTTATCCCTCTTGAACAAGGAAAAACAATAAGACAAACTCTCATCGAGATAGCAAGAGAGGACGTTGGCGGTCTCCCTGACTTTGAAGATGGAGTAAATAAAGCTACTCTCGAACTGTCAGAGAAGCTCCAATATATAATCTATCTGTCCGCTACCAACGCAGAAATCACGCCCGTAACCAAAGGCGCAGTAGTCCGCAAGACCACTACACCAAAGGCTAGCACTAATGCCCCTAAAACTAAAACGGAGATATCCAATGTTGGTTATAGAGTAGGCTCGGCGATTCGCAAGGCTAAAGAATCGACAACAAGAACAGTCTATGTTTACGACAAGGAAACTGAGCATAAAGGTACACCAAAGTCACCGCATCTTAGACGAAGCCACTTTCACTCTTTTTGGACAGGCAGTGGTGATAGTAAAAAACTTATGGTCAAATGGGTCAATACTATTTTCGTGAACTCTGGCAAAGAAGATAATATCACAACAACCGTACATGATGTAAAATAAAGGTTAATTGAAGCATGGATTCACACTTCCGAAGAAGATGTAAAAACTCTTGACAAAGCGTACAAGATATGTTATACTATAAATAAGGGTTACTCCCCTTATCTCATTGGTTATATAATAACCGATGTAGTGGGATTGTAATACAAATGCAATTGTAATTGCAAAGTGAAATGCCGTAAGGCATCAATTGCAAAGCAAGGTAAAGGCAGGCTAGGCTTTCTGGACTGCCTTTATCCTTTAGAGTAAAAAATAGGGTAGACCGAGAACTCAATCTCAGCCTACCCTAAAATTATATCCACCTGTACTCAGGCTTTTCTTCACCAAAGAACTTGTACCTTATGAAATCATCAAGCAGTATGCCAACTAAACTCAGTGCCACCCACAGCAATGAGTAAGCCAAGCACACCTGCCCGTCAACATTCCACCATAACTCGCTGTAATCCCAGATATGGTGGTCGGAGTTGAATATTATCCCAACATAGTATTCCATAGTTGTGATAAACATACCTGATATGATCATCTGATACCACACTGGCATAACGTAATCATATCCCTCGTTTAACTGCCCGATTACCACAAAAGCCACACCGCCCATAAAGAACGATGTAACATCTGTGCGACCTCTCCACACAAGTTCAATGCCCATGTAGAGCAAGCCGCCAACAATAAACAGAAAGATATACTTGCACGCCAGCTTCACAATACGCTTAATCATTGTTAGTCAAAGGCAGATTGCTCATGATGTTGTTGTAGTTTTCAAGATACTCGCCAGCAAGCTCCTGACCATACTCAACACCCTCAACATCTGCAACAGTTGTCAGCGACTTTATGTACTGCATAAGCTGATTGCAATATGTTGTGTGATGTACAACAAATCGAATTGCGGCGTAAGCAATTGTTTTGAACTCGTCAGCCGTATATACCGTGCAGTCATTTCCGTCACTGTGATAGGGGACTGCGAAGCCAGCATTGGCAAAATTAAGCCATGTGCCAATGTTGATCTGGTCTCGGTCTGTCAGCGAAAAGTGAGCTTCGCCAACATCAACGCCGTTCTCGATTGTAGCACTGCACTCAGCAGATACCTCGTCAAGTTTCTTAGCAATTGCAATTTCAAGGTCAGTGCCTGTGTAAACTTTGCGCTTGCCAGATACCTCACGCAGAGCCTTGTCTGTTTCGGAAAGCTGTGCGAAAGCCATAATTATATGCGGATTAGTGTCATCACCCACATACTCCATGCCAAACTTCAGAGGTATCACGTAATCCTTGTGAACAAAACTGTTGTCATCATCATCTGTTATTGTGATAACGCCAACCTTGTCATCGGGATTTGTGTAGTAAGGCTGAAGCTCACCCATGTTTACGACTGTGCTGTTGAAGTGAAGTTCAATTACTTCTCGGTCAGTCTTTGCAAGCAGGTCGGCAAGAGAATTTGTTGCCTGACTTCTGCCGTATGCTGCGAGCATATCAAAAGTTTTATTGTCTGAAAATTTAATTTTCATTATTTCACACTCCTAAATTTTAAAGTCTTGCTTGTGTACTTTGTATATTCAACGCCACCAGACACATAACTGTATTTTGTGACATTTTTAACTGTGTCTTGCAGTCCACCAGGAGTAACTACATAAACACCTTCTTTTAAGGTGTAAGCGGTCGGCTTATAATTTGAATACACGGCAACAGATGTCTCTCCACTTGCAAGGCTGTGAGTTACATCAGACAAAGTGCTGACTTTGTAGCCTATTGAGTATTTAGACCCGCTGCCGTTACCACCATTGGTTATTGTCTCTGTAATTTGCTCTGGGGTATTGATACTTGAATGTACCGTGTACGATGATAGCGGTACAGGGTTTGTTAAAGAAATTTGCAGCGTCTGAACAGCACTTGAATCGGTATCCGTCTGACCACTAGCCGTAGCTGATGTCTGTCCAGTATACTCATAGTACGAGAATATTGCATACAACGATGTAGAAGAAAGATTTACCGTAGAGTCACCGGTATAATTTTTCGTCGTACTACCCGATGTTTTAGTCCAGCCTAAGAAGGCATTATCCGAACTGCTAGGCGTAACAGTCGGAAGTGAAAAAGAAGCAGTTGTAGTCGTAGACATAGCTGTCAGTGTCCTATAAAGCACACCATAGTTATATAACTTGACCGTATGTGTAAAAAGCACATACAACGTCATATTGCCTTTTGGTGTAATAGCCTGACCATTTGAATATGATTTGCTAGTTGAATTTGAAGAAAGACCGTATCCATCGTCAATTGTCGGCAGAACAACACTGCTTCCTTCAGTGCATGATAACGTTCTGTATAAAGAGCCATAACGATATATGTATATCGTATATTTCACTTTTGCGCTAAAGCTCTTCTTCCACACGCCATCAATATTATTGGAAACCGTATCGCACTCTTTCCACGTTCCACCTATGTCAACGTAAGGCTGTGAAACTTCCTTATTCACGCCACCTATATTAACACTAATAGACATATTGTCACCTCATGAGTATTTGTAATGTATCTGACCGTTTAAGCCGCCTGTTGGAGCGGCAGTAGACATGGTAACATTGTGTACCTGTGCCACAGTATAATCAGTGTTTGCCTGTGCTACTAACGCACCTGTCAGAGTTGCACCTGATACGGTTGCGATTTCCGTGCCGCTATATGTAACTTTGCCGCCGTCTGTCTCACTAAGCTTATCCAATGTGGCTTTATTGGAATGGCTATGTACATCATCTTTGCCTGCAAACATATCATCAGCTTCAGACTTTGTGTACGCATCAACCTTACTTGTATCAATGGTATCACTTATCTTCTTGGCACTCCAAGTCTTATCTGTCGCCGTTACGCTTGTGTCATCAATAGCCGCGCCGCTTCCACCAATAGCAGAGCCGTTGTAAAGTATACTACCCTCTGCCGATTCACTGAACTTGTCAATAACAGACTTGTTACTATGCTCGTGAGCCTTTTCCGAAGCATCGTCCCAAGCAGCTGTCTTGTCAGAAGTAATGGCATCAAGCTTCGCTTTGTCCGCATCTGTAAAATCATTTGCGGAAAGCCCCTTGCCGTTAACAACATCAACCTTATTGTCGAGCGCATTGGTAATAACCTTGTTCTGAACAGGATTCGTACTGCTGTCAGAAAGCTCAGCGTCAATAGTCACACCGCCAGAACCATTGGGATATATGTCCGATATTTTTAAAGCCTTTATGATATAGTTAAGACAAACCGCAGGCGGCTGTACCGTAGCCGAATTACCATAGATCGAATTAGAATCAGAAGCCTTAAATTTTGCAACCGCCGCTTCTCCGCTATTTACACTTGAAGTAGCCGCCTGCACAACTGGCTTTGCTGGGTCAATGCCCACCTCTGGCTCACTACTGTTAAAAGCACCCGAATAAGTATTAATTCCCTGATACCAAGTTCCCGCATTGTTAGCCGCAAAATAACCAAGCTCACCATTTATATCAGGAAGTCCAGCTTCTTTGCTTACACCCAAGTTTCCATTTGCTCCCTGTACAAATTTATCTCTGAGGTCAGGAAGCTTAAACTTGTTTGTATTTGTTGCAGTGCCGTAAGTATCACCAACGATGGAATACAAATCCGCATAGATTGCCTTGCTTACCTCTGAGCCATCACAAAGCAGAAAACCCGTAGGAACTGTACTTCCACTAAAAGAAATAATACAGCCAACGGGAACTGCATAGGAATTGTTGTTTATGTTATAAACATTTGCAACCTGCTTGTCGCCCTGCATAATAGCCATATACGTTCACACCCCTTTCTTATAATAAAACCCCAAGGTATTCGCACATAATGCTTGATACACTGCTATTGGCATAGTCTATCGTTCCATAATCATTTACTGCGTGAATAGTTACATTGTTAGCACATACAACAGTATATTTGCAATATTCTCCTTGTTTGAAAATGAATATAGCTACATTGCAATTACCATTGGCTGTAACCGCAGTAACTCTAAGTATATATCCTGCTCCAGTAGGATTCATACCCCAACTCTGCAAAGCTTTGACAAGCACATGAGCCTGAGTGTTGGTCAAATATTTTTCCTTCCTTATATCCTCATGAAGCTGCTCAATTTCTGTATAGGTTTTCTTTGCAGACCATGACTTTCTTTCAGATGTAATAGAACTGTCATCAATCACCGCATCACTCAAATCAGCTTCTGCATTGCCATCTGTAATGATGTAAGTCTTATCCTCGTCATACTCGCCGAGAGCGTCATACTCAGCCTGAGTTCCGTGCCAAAGGTTGTCACTTGCCAAAGGCTTATTGCCATACAGAACCTTGCCCTCATCATTTTCGGAGAACTTATCAAGCGTATCCTTGTTGTCATGGGTGTGCGCAGATGTCGCCGCTTCGTCCCAGTCAGCAACTTTTTCCGCAGATATCTTATCAAGAACTTCCTTGTTTGTAAAGACAGGAATTTCCGTATCATCAGGGAGTGCGCCGATTTCCGATGCACTGTACTGCGGCTTAGTTGGAGACTTTGCCCAAGCAGGAACAGTAGGGTCAGTCTCGGTGTACTCAGTCAGATATCCTGCGTCGTTAGTGAATGCCGATACCTTTGTGGGAACAACAGGAATCTCCGACTTATCCGCTTTCTTGTCAAGCTCCTCATTCATCTTGGTAAGAGTAACATATGACGAAAGATTTACCTCAGTCGAACCCAGCTCAGCCCATGCAGAATTGATGTACATATACTGCATATAGTTGTTAGTGTCGCCCTGCTTAACAAGATATATAGTAGACGTGTCAATATTCTCCGTTGGCAGTTCCGCAACTATCTGCGTAGTAAGCTTGTTAAGATTAGACACAAGCTCATTAACTTCTTCCTGAGTGTACGTCTCATTCTTCTTGTAATAATTCGTCAGGTTCTCAACGGTGTTCTTAATGAAATTCTCATCGTTGGCAAGCTCCGAAAGATTTGTAGGAACTGTCGGTATATCCGCTTTGTCAGCCTTGCCACCCAGTAAAGAGTTAGCTTCGTCCTTGGTGTAGTAGTTATCCACATCAAGTGCAGAACCGTCCTTGACCACGAAAGAATGTACGCCATCCTTGTCGGTAATAGAAACAGTGTGCCTGCCCGTAGCTTCCGTAATAGTCACAGTAGGGGAGACACCATCAGCACCGTCGGCACCGTCTTTACCGTTAATTCCATCTTTGCCCTTGGAGCCAGTATCGCCTTTGACAGTGGGAACCAACCCTGCATCAATAGTGCGGTTATCCGAAAGTCTTACGATCAGATGCTTGTCAGTATCAATATCAACATCTGTAATCGAAACACCGTCAGCAGGGACAGGGAATGTAATGGTCTGCTTTGATCCATCGTTCATGGTAAAGACAATTGATGTGTTCTGAACTGTCGCAGATTTTACGCCACTTGCAAGCCCCTCGATTTTCGTATTCAAAAGACCATAAGTTACTATATCCATAACATCACCGTCCTTATATCTCGTTCCAACCCGAACTCATAAGCATATAAACTTTTAAGCTACCGCCATTGCCAACAACACAAGTCGAACCGACAGCAGGAGTAAAGCCAAAGTTAGGGTCGTCAGCAAATGTTCCCGATGCTTTCTTGGTAGTGGTAGGCAGAAAAGCAACTTCCGAATCCTCATCGATATAGAACTCGCACACGCCAGTACCATAATTTTTATTTGAAAGATTTCCAGCCATGTCATCTTTTCCTTTCGTTTATTATAGAAAGACTGCCACACTATTGCATGACAGTCTTATAGGTCAATCATTCTTTATCGGCAAATCATTCAGCTGATCCACACAATCATGAACAAAGCAGTTTCCTCCGAGCAATTCATACTGCTTGAATAACTCTGATACATTCTGCTTTTCATACATGGTCATGTAACCAACTTTAATTCTTGCATTATAAATATCGAGAATTGAATTGCGGAGTGTTGCCTGTAATGCCAAACTCTGCTTTTTTATCTCCTCGTTCATGACCTCGTTCTGCTGTATCTGCTTTTCCAACAGAATAGTAAGGTTGTCGATCTTCTGATTTATGTTGTCTCGGTCGGAAGTCTTTGAAACCCACGACACAAACTTATTGCGGAGCGGCTTGATTATAAGCACCGCCAGAGCAATAATAGCACTGATACTTCCGCAGTAAGAAGCAATTACATTTATACGTTCCATTCGATACCTCACTCAGAAATCTCAGACAGGTGCGTAAAGCCTGCCGTATTGTTCATCTCACGCACAGCCTGTTCAAGATAAGCTTCGATTTCTTTTTCATCAATGGTATACCCCAACTCAGAAAGTTTTGCCTTTGCCATATCCATAACATACTTCTTTTTGGAAACACCTGACTTGCTTGTGTTTATGTATATCTGCTCAGCAGCGGATACGAACGACTTGATCATAATCTTCACAACTTCAATCTGCGAAGCCGTAAGCTTTGTATTCAGCCAAACAAGTTTCGTGTCTAGCCAAACCTTAATCTTTGGAATTACCACCATAGAGAGCGTTACGATTACGAGAGATATTATTCCTTCGAGAATTGGGGTAATGTCAATAGTAGTATTTGTCATAATGTTACTTCCTTTCCTTAACAGCCTTACCACTTATCCAACCTTTGAGGTCAGTAAGGTAAAGCCATCCGTTTAGCGTATGCGAGTAAGCATACTTTTCACCAGCCTTAACAACCGTAAGAACCTTGCTTGCCGTATTAGGAGAACTGCGCACATTCCA